GGTCGTGCGTGGGCGCGTCGGCAACTAGCAGTCTGGGAGCGCGTGCAAGCCGCACGCGAGGAGGAAGAATGACAGAGGAAGGAACGACGACGACGACGACGACCACGGCAGAGTCCAGCGACAACGGAGCTGGTGCCCGCATCCGGCAGCTCGTAGCTCGCGTGAAGGAGCTCGAGGGGCGCGTGGCCGAGCTGGCGCCGCTCGCCGAGAATGCCGAGAAGTACAAGGCGCAGATCGAGGAGGTCAAGGCCGCGAGCAAGGCCGAGCGTGAGGCGCTCCGCACCGAGCGCGAGATCGCCGCGGCTGGCATCACCGACGCCGAGGGTATCGAGTACGTGCAGCACGCCTATAGCCGGCTCCCCAGTGAGGGGCGTCCTCCGCTCGCGGAGTGGCTCGCCAACAAGGACACGCTCCCGAAGGCAGTGCGCGCCTACTTGCCCGAGGCTGCTCCCGCTGCTCCCGCTGCGCCCGCCGCCCCCGTGACAACTGCGATGCCCAAGACGAATGTCGGCACGGTCACCCAGACGCCGCCGGCTACGACGGCGTGGACGCCCGAGAGCATCATGCGTCTCTCGCCGGCAGAGTTCAAGGCGAACGCCGCAGCCATCAAGGCCGCGCTCTCCACGCCTTGACATTCTGTCACCGGTAGGCTTACCGTAGGCGTGGGGGACCTCCCCCACGCGCTCGGGGCAAGCTCCCGTAAAAAGCGACAGGCGCGGCAACCTCGAACCTCTTTAGGAGGCCACTATGGCCAACATCGATTTTGCCGCTCTTGACGGCAACGCCCGCGTCGCTGCGGTTCTCTACCAGTCCATCGTGATGAAGCTTGCCGATACCGGCAGCCTTCGCAACGCGCCGTGTTTCCTCAACGTGGGCAGCGTGAACGGCACGGGCTCCGACTCCATCCAGGTGCCCGTGGTCGGCCTCAACGGCACCGACATCATGAGCGCCCCCGGCGACGGCGTGAGCGTCAGCAACACCTCGATTACCTCGTCGGCCGCTACGGTCGTCGTGGCTCGTCAGGCGCTGCGCTACGACCTCACGGATCTCGCTCGCGTGAGCAACTCCGTGCCGGGCGGCGTGGACCTCGACGGTCTGTCGAACGCGATGGTCGCGGCCTTCAACGGCCGGTTCAACCAGCTTGCGTGCGCGCTGTCCTCGGGCTTCTCGACGCAGGTTGGCAGCACGGGCGTGGACCTCACCACGGACACGTTCTACTCCGCGATCTTCGCCCTGCAGCTGCAGAGCGTGATGGGCGAGTACGACGTGATCCTGCACCCGCAGCAGTACAACGACCTGATGTCCAGCCTCCGCGCGGAGACGGGACCGGCGCAGTACCTGATCGCGAATCAGGAGCAGACCAACGCCCTCGGCGCGTCCTACAAGGGCAAGCTCTTCGGCGTCAACGTCCACGTCTCGTCCTACGTCCCGACCGCGAACGCGGGCGCGGACTACCGCGGCATGATGCTCGGCAACGGCGCCATCGCCTACGCCCTCGGCACCCCGGCGCCCATCGCGGCGGCGGGCGGCGTGATCATCCCGGCCGGCTCCCCTGTGGCGGTCGAGTGGGAAAGGGACGCCGCGAGCGGACTCACCCGAGTGGTGGGCTCCTCGTTCCTCGGAGTGGTTGAGCTGGAAGACCTCAAGGGCGTCGGGGTGCTCAGCGACCTGTGATGGTCTGCTAGGCTCTGCCTAGCGCCGAGGCGTGTCCGTGCTTATGGTACGGGCACGCCTTCGTGCGTAAGGAGAAACAGATGGCAGCGAACTTCGGAACGGCTGACGGCGGCAACTTCGCGGCGCAGCCCGCGTCTCGTCCGCAGGGGATGGCAACCCTTCTCAACCTGCCGAGCAACGCGGCATGGTGGTACACGCATCATCCGGCGCACTGGCAGTGCGTGGACGGCGAGTGGCTCCCCGACCTCGGGCAGATGGTAGCGATCCCCGGCCTCAACCGCGTGGACAAGAACGGCGACACGGCGCTTGCCGAGGTACACCTCGCAAAGAAGGGCATGACCGTCATTCCTTGGGAGGTCGAGCCGGGTGGCTACTGCATTCAGTACGCTGGTGCGAACGGTCCCGTGTTCTTGAGCAAGTGGGAGAAGCCGAAGCTCGTGGCGGGTCAGACACGCATGAGCGTGGACCACGAGGGCTACCGGGCCTTCTGCCGTCGCCTCGTCGCGGACGGCATCATCAAGATTCCCGACCCCGACTTCATCGGCGTGATCATCGAGCGTCAGGAGCGCGTGGTGAGCGAGCACCAGACCCGCGCGCCGACGCACCCCGGCAGTGCGCTCGCGCTCCCAGTTGAGCAGAAGCGCCTCGAGGACATGCGCGCCGCGCGTGAGCGCATGTATACTCCTGTCAAGAGCACGAAGGCGAAGGCATGAGCGGGGAGCGTAAGGACATCGCAGCAGCGAAGGAGTCCATGACGCGCCGGCTCATCGAGGGCGGTATGCCGCCGCAGCGCGCCGAGCAGGTCGCGCGCCAGCAAGCGCAGAAGGCAGACCGGCGCGAACGCGATAAGTAACGGCAGGGGGACACTATGAGCATCAGCGAGACGCTCTACACGGCACGGTTTCGCTCCGGCGAAACCATCGAGCGTGGGCGTAATCAGGATCTCACCTGTCCCGTCTACCGTGCGGGTGCGCTCGTCGCGCCGCTCTCGGGCACGCTCACGGTCTACCGTGCGGATGGTACGGTCGTGGTGAACGCCGCGGCCGTTACCATCACGGGCAGTGTGGCGACCTACGCGCTGCTCGGGACTGTGACCACGTCGCTCGCGCTCGAAGAGGGCTGGCTTCTGGAGTGGACGCTCCAGATGACCGCCACGATGCAGAACGTCTTTCGCAACGACGGCGCCCTCGTCCGTCGCACGCTCTACCCTGTGATCACCGACGCAGACCTGTTCCAGCGCCACAGCGACCTCCCGGCGCTGCTCGCGACGGGCACGACCTCGTATCAGTCCTATCTGGACGAAGCGTGGGGCACGCTCACGAACCGGATCACGGCGCAGGGACGCCGGCCGTACCTGATCATCCAGCCAAGCGCGCTGCGTGACGCGCACCTTGCGCTGACGCTCCAGCTCATCTTCCTTGACTTCCAGACGAGCGCCGGGGAAGGCGGGCGCTGGCAAGCACTCGCCGAGCATTATGGCCGCGCCTACACCGAGGCGTGGGGCCAGCTGCGCTTCAACTACGACGAGAGCGACGAGAACAAGGTCAACCCGAACACGAAGAAGTCGGGCACCTCGACGGTGTGGCTCAATGGCCGCGGCGGCTATCCGACCTTCGGTGGCTGGTACTGATGGCGAGCAAGACGGTACGGCAGCTGCGCGAGGACGTGACCGCACGGATCCTCACGCTCACGGGCTGGAAAGAGTCGCGCGTGGCTCCCGACAACTTCGGGCGTGATGCGGACTCCATCGCCCACAAGGCGTTCGCCGTGCATCCGACCTCGACGGACGACCTGCGCGCCTACCGCGGGCGCCCGGCCGAGGGCCTCCTCGTGGAGACGACGCTCGAGGTGCGCTACTCCTGGCGCCTCGCGCCGAAGGGCATGAGCGACAGTTACGACGATGCCCTCGACGGCGAGCAGAGCGTGATCAATAAGCTGATGGTCTACGACACGACGTGGCCGCAGTCCTACAAGGTGCAGGTCATCAGCACCACGCGCGAAACGTCGGTACTCGGCGAATGGGTCGTCGGTGTGATAACGTTTCGCATCGTTCACACGCTTCCGCTTCAATAGGGGGACATCATGGCCGCATCTACGGTGATTAAGAACTTTCGCGATGCCACGCTGGTTTTCGCCGACGGAACCACGCCGACGCCGATCTCTCTGACGCTCTCTCTGGAGGCGGGGGACTTCTCGCTCTCGGGTTTGAACCAGGGGAACACCGAGGCGACCACGTACCTCGACCGCGGCGAGCTCGGGTCCGTTCGTCTCACGAACCGGTCGTTCCCGACCTTCAGCGTGTCGTGCCATATGGCAGACCTGAGCGACGCTACCGACAAGCTCATCTGGGACGCCGTGAACAAGACCGGTGCGTTTTCGTCCGCGCAGAGCACGATCACCGGCTCCGACGTGTACGGTCTGAAGCTGACCCTCACCATCGAGGGCACCAACTTCGGCGACGCCGCGGACCACACTATCGTCCTCAACGGATGCCACTGCTCCATCGACTTCGCCGAGGGTGACCCCAACACGTTCACCATCAACGGCACGGTCTACGGTACCATCACGGCGACCTGACCGAACGTGTAAGCATCGCTTACAGGTTGACGCCCGCATCGGGCCTCTGCTTCAGCACGCTTTCCCTCGATGCGGCAAATGCGCCCCCCGTGCTACATGGTGCGGGGGGCGTTTCACGTCTGAAGGAGGAAGGATGGAAGTCACTCTCGGGAAGCACAAGGTCACGCTCAAGAAGCCGTCGTCGTTCATGGCGGCGCGCGAGGTTACCATCGCGGTGGGCGTTAGCGCCCTGCGCGGGCTCGGTGCGGCGCTCGGCGTGTGCTGGGCGAGCAAGCCGCTCAAGGCCACGCTCGCCGGATGCAAGTACGACACGCTCGCCTACGGTGGCGCTGTCGTGGACGAGCTGGTAGCCCTGGGTGTGACCGAGGCCGAGATCTACACGGCTGGCAAGGAAGCCCTCGACCTCGTGATCGAGGCGATCCCGCGCGAGCCCG